TTAAAAAAAAAGGCAAAGATATTATTTTTCAAATTAAAAATGGTGAATTATTGGAGGGTGTATTAGATAAATCTCAATTATCTACAAGCAAAAATAGTATTATTCATTATGTCTGGGATAAATATGGACCTACACCTACTCAGAAATTTATTGATGATACTCAAAGACTTATATTGAACTATTTACTTAATCGTGGGTTGACGGTAGGTCTGAAGGATTGCATTATTCCAAATGATTTAGTACGACAATTAAAAGAAATGATTCATACTAAGATTGTATCATCTAATCATACTTTAACCCAATATGAAAATGATTATGATAAGATTATACCTGAAATTGGCGAAGGTTTAATTAGCATGGATTTAAATACAATCTCATCAAATATTGGTAAACTTATTATGGATGTATTAGAAAAAGACAATGGTTTAAATATTATGATTTCATCTAAATCCAAAGGTTCAGTTGTTAACATGACACAAATTGCTGGTTGCTTAGGTCAAGTCTTAGTTGAAAGCCAACGTATTAAGAAACGTATTACTGGCCGCACTTTACCAATCTTCCATCAAAATGATGATACTCCATCCGCTAGAGGCTTTGTTAAATCAAGCTTTTTGGATGGTCTTAAAGGTCATGAATTTTTCTTCCATACTATGGGCGGTCGTGAGGGTTTAATTGATACAGCTATAAAAACGGCCGAAACAGGTTATATTCAACGTAAATGCGTCAAGTTTTTAGAAGATTTAAATGTAAATTACGAGGGTATCATTAGAACAGCTAATGGAGTATTGGTTCAATATCTTTATGGAGACAGTGGTATAGACCAGCAGAAACAAACTCAAGTCAAGATCAATTTAATTAATATGAATAATGAACAAATTAAAGATGCATTTATCTTTAACGATGAAGAAATTAAACAATTAGATAAGAAATTTAAATCAGATGTTAAGAAATTCAATGAAACTTTATATGAAAAAATGATTACAATGCGTGATAAATTAAGAAAGATTTATTTTGCATCAACAGGTAATTATAAAGTTATTGAAGATGCTTTCATGCTTCCAATTAATCTTTTACGTATAAGTCAAGAAATAGCAAATGAGGAAGCTATGGATATGGAACCTAATTATATTATGGAACAAATTGAAGATTTATTAACAAATTATGATGATCGTTTTATTACAATGATGAAAAAAGATTCCAAGTTATTAAAAGAAGACGACCAAGCATATAAATTTATGTTGAGAACAGCCCTATATGAATACATTGCTCCACGTAAATGCTTAGTTGATTATAAGATTAGTCGAAAACAATTTGATAATTTAATTGAAGAAATAAGAGTATTATTATCTAGAGCACTTGTTGAACCTGGTGAAATGGTTGGTGTAGTAGCGGCTCAATCAATTGGTGAGCCGACATCTCAATTAACACTTAACACTAAACACTCTGCTGGTAAAGCTGGTGTCAGTGGTGTAGCTAGAATTAAAGAAATTATGAGCTATAGTAAAAATATTAAGAGCCCACAGATGACAATCTATTTTGATGATAAATATAGTAATAAGAATGATGCTAACTTAATTAGTTCATACTTAAAACATTTAACAATCAGAGAATTAATTTCATCAGCAGAAATTCTCTATAGTATGGATATTAATAATGATGAATTATCCAAGATGATAGAAGGAGATAAAGTATCTAATCCATTCTTTGTCAATAATGCTAAGGATAATATTAAATCATTACCATTTATTATTAGATTAACAATGAATTTAGAAAAGATGATGGAAAAAGAAACAACATTATTAGATATTAAAACTAAATTTGTTACCTATTGGTATAAGAACTTTTCCAATCTTAAGAATGTTAAGAAATCTCATAAAGATATTTTAGTCAATGTTGATAAATTAGCAATTCTTAGCAATAATGATAATATCATTCATATTAGATTTAGATTAAATGAATTCAATTATAATTTATTAACACAATTCTTAAATATTATCTTAGATGTTATTACATTAAAAGGTATTGATAATATTGATAATGTAGTTCAATCACAAGAAAGAAGAATTACATTCAATGATAAAGGAGAAACTAATATTGATAAAGAACATATGGCAATTACTGATGGTATTAACTTGAATGGAATTAAAATGTTGAAAGGAATTAATCATGCACGTAGCAAGATAAATGATATTAATACAATTTATATGAATTATGGTATCGAGGCTGCACGTTCTGCAATTATTTATGAATTAATTACTACTTTTGAAGCTAACGGAGCAGGTGTTAACCATGCACATATTTCCTTATTGGTTGATATGATGACATATAGTGGAGATGTAATTAGTATTGACAGACACGGTATGAATAAAGTTGATAATGACCCAATATCTAAAGCTTCATTTGAGAAAACAATGGACCATTTTATTAATGCAGCCATTTTTAGTGAAACTGATAAAATGTTATCAGTTTCATCCCGTATTGCACTTGGCCGTGTAATTCCAGGAGGAACAGGTGCATTTGATTTGTTATTAGATACAGACAAACTTAAGAATTCAGAATATATTGAGAATGAAACTGGTGGAAGAACAAATTTTATTCCACTTACAATTGAGCCATTATTTGGTGATGTTATTAAAAATGGGTTTGCAAGAAATGATTTTTTCATACCTAAATAATTTGATTTATTATTAAAAATAATACCTAAAATAATTTAATTTAATACAATTAATTATCTAAGATTAATTATATTATGGCCTCAAAAGCAAAACGTTTAGAAATGTTAAAAAATTTTCCTAAATATGATTTCGGCTCATCTCATTTATGGTTATTAGGACAAGGAGCCATTGGTAGTGGATTATTATTTATGATATTAAAATTATTTAATATTAATTTAAACCAAATTACTGTAATTGATATGCCCACTAAGGTTAAACCTAAAGAACAATTAATTAAAGACGTTAATGAAACAGTAAGAATAGTAAGAGGTGTTACTGGCAGCAATAATAAAATAAAAATTATCTCAACACATATTAATCAAAAAAATTATAAAAAAATATTCCATAATTTATCTCCAAATGATATGATAATTGATTGTGTTTATGATGTGTCTACATTAGAAGTATTAAAATTATGTCAACAAGTTGGATGTGCTTATGTCAATAGTTGTATTGAAATATGGAATTATCGTGATATTGATAATGCATATGATTATACAATTCATTCTAAATTACAAGAATTAAGAGAATATGAAGCATCATTAAAAGACCCTAGATTTACTGCAATGGTTGGAATTGGATGTAATCCAGGTATGGTTAGTGTCTGGGCTCAATTAGCTATTGAAAAAATAAATAAATATTATGGAAATAAAACAATGAAGAATGCAGAAGAACTCGGTGTTAGAACAGTTCACATTTCAGAAATAGATACACAAAGGACAAATTATCCAAAGAAAGTAAATGAATATTGCAATACATGGGGGTCAACAATCGAACCATTATATGAAGAAGCTTTAGCCCCATTAGAAATGTCATTTGGTTCTCATGAAGATGTTCCAAAGAAAAATTTAACAACATATGAAGAAGATAAATCTGTTATTATTTTAGATAGATTAGCATTAAACACATTTGCTCAATCTTATACTCCAATTTATGGTAATTTCCTCGGTATGTTAATTAGACATGAGGAGAATGTAACTATTGGTGATAGATTATCAACATTCAAGTTAGTTAAAGGTAAAAGGGTTAAAACATGGGCTCCTTCAGTTTATTATGTTTATCGCCCATCAGCTGATACAATGGCATCACTTACTGAGTTAAGAGATAGAAATTATAAATATCAAGAAAATTTTAGATTTTTAACTGATGAAATTATTGATGGACGTGATGAATTAGGCTTAAGTTTCTTCCTTAAAAATGGCGATATCTTCTGGATTGGTTCATTATTAGATATTGATGAAGCACGTGAAATATTCTCCAATAAATTCAACCATAAGATGAATGCAACAACTGTCCAAGTTATTGGTGGTTATCTCAGTGGTATAATGCATATGATGGATATGCATAAAGCAGGTAAACATGGTTTATATGTTCCTGAAGATTTACCATATAGAGAAGTATATGATAGAATGAAACCATTTTATGGTGATTTTGTTTTTAAGAAAGTTAATAAATGGGATTATAGAGATATAAATAAACCATATCAATTTACAACATTTGTTGCATCGCAAAAAGATGCTAAATTAGGTAAGAAAATACCTAAATTAGAATGGAAATTAAGTGATTTCTTAGTTAATCCAAAATCAGTAATTGGTATTGAAAAATGTGTTTCTTATAAGAATAAAAAAGAATGTAATTAATTTGGTTTATTATCCACATTAGAACCAAATGGAGGTATATTTAAAAATTTTCTAATTAATATTATATAATGGAAATAAAAGATATAATATTAATTTTTTTAATTTTTGCAATAATATATTTATTATATAAAACAAGGAAGCTTGAAAATGTAAAAGCTGAAGGTTTTGAGGCTAATAGCGATGCTATTAATAAAGCTATTAATGACCAATATAAAGTAGATATAGATGCTATTAGAAATTTAGCTCAAATTTCTAAAAAAATTATGGATAATAAAGATAATTTAACCTTACCAACTAATATTACTATTCCAGGCACTACAGATATTACAGGAAATACACATATTAAAGGCAGTTTAATAATAGATGGAGATATTAATTTTTCCCGTAAAGATATAAATAAATTAGAAATATTTCCAAGATATATGATTATGGCATGGTATGGGAAAATTCCAAAAGATGATACGGTTGGACTTACTAATTCTCCACCACTTGGATGGGCTGTTTGTGATGGAAACAAATATTTAATAAATTCTACTACTGGTATTGCTGAACAAGTTATTATGACTAATAAAGATGGTATTAAAACACCTGATTTAAGAGGTCGTTTTATATTAGGTTCAGGTATCGTAACTGGTGATAATCGTAATAATAGTTATGATGGTTTTGGTGGAAATTCATATGAAAGAGATTATACTTTTTTAATTGGTGAAACAGGTGGTCAAAATAAACATCAACTGATTGAAGATGAAATGCCAAAACACATTCATAATTTTGGCAGAGACTATTGGACTAGTACTCTAGCAAGAAATAAAGGTGTTGATTTAGGTAGTTACGAAAATCAATTTGCAAATGATGCGTCAGGTGAAACAACATCTAAAGGTGGAGACAAGCCACATAACAATATGCCACCATATTATTCTTTATATTATATTATGAAAATATAAAAATCTAAACCGAAGATTATCATAAAACATATGGATATAATGACTTATTTCCCATCACTGATAATAAATATTAAAATATTATATTTTTTCTAATTAATATTATATAATGGAAATAAAAGATATAATATTATTTTTTTTAATTTTTGCAATAATATATTTACTATATAAAACTAGAGATATAAAAGCTGAAAGTTTTGAAGCAACAACTGATGCTATTAAAAAAGGAGTAAATGATTTTTATAAAGCAGATATTGATGCAATTAGAAACTTATCAAATGTAGCTAATGATATCTATAAAGGTGGTGATTTATTAAAAATACCAGCAAAACAAACGCAAATTAAAGAAATTATACCACGTGATAATGAAAATAGAGTAACTGTCACTGCTAAAGAACTTGCAATAAATGGAAATATACAGCTTGATGGTACTGCAGGTATATGTGTTCATAATAGATGTTATTCATCAGGACAAATTCATTTCCTACCAAGAGGTTCAATTATTGCATATTTTGATAGAAATGGATTAATTCCAATGGGTTGGGCAATATGCGACGGACAATTTTATGCAAGTGTTGATGGTGGTAATGCTACTGTAGTTGCACGTACTGAAACAGGTGCAGTTGAAACACCAGATTTAAGAGGTAGATTTATATTAGGATCAGGTAAAACTGAAAATCGCACTAATAGTAAAACTGACTTGGGTAATGAATCATATGATAAAGAATATAATTTTGGGCATGCTGAAACAGGTGGTGAATTTAAACATAAACTGACTGAAACTGAAATGCCATCTCATGGGCATGGAATGGGTGGAGCAGTTAAATCAAATGATACTGGTTCTAGTTATCATGATAATGTATATAGAACCAGAGATGGTTATACTACAGATAAGACTGGTGGAGACAAGCCACATAATAATATGCCACCATATTATGCTTTATATTACATAATGAGAATTGCTTAATATTAATTAATTTATTATAAATATATAATCTAATTATATTTATAATAAATGGCAGGTGCATTAATACAATTAGTCGCTTATGGAGCTCAAGATGTATATCTTACAGCTGAACCAACAATGTCATTTTGGAAAGCAACTTATCGTAGACATTCAAATTTTGCAATGGAAAGTATGAATATCCCATTAACTGGTTCTCAAAATTTTGGTTCAAATCTAAATAGTAAAATATCTAGAAACGGTGATTTAATAGGTAGAACTTATTTAAATGTAAATGTAGATGGTATATCAACTGGTTCTGGTTATAACGGAAACTGGGTATCATATGGAACAGCATTAGAAGGAAATGACTTTTCAATTACAACTAGTGAAAATGCACAAGATGATTCATATAAAATAATTGGAGGTAATTCAATTGGTGATATTACATTTAATGACGGTCCTCAGTTATTAAATCCATCAGGTAAAGAAAGAATGATTATTTCAAAAATTGATAATTTAGGTAATTGGATATGGAGAATACAAGTTTCTTCTACTATATTTTTATTATGTAATTCATTAACAATATTAAATGATAACTCAATTATTATAGGTGGACTTTTTAGGGGAGATGTTATATTTGGTGGTACTACAATAACTGCTAATGTTTATAATTCTGGATTTCTTGCTAAATTGACAAGCGATGGTTTAACATGGGATTGGGTTATTAAACTTGATGGCAATTTAATTAATAGTGTTAATAATATAGTGCATTTAAATAATGAAAATTCAACAATAGTATGTGGCTATTTTAGCGGAACTATAACATTTGGTGCTACAACTCTAACTAGTTTTGGTAGTCTAGATATTTTTATTGCAAAAATAAATAATACTAATGGAAATTGGATATGGGCTACTCAAATAGGCAATGAAGATCTTGAAATACCATCATATATTATTATTGCACCAGATGATTCTATAATTATGTCAGGTGGATTTTATAGTTCATCTATTACTTTTCCAGATATTTCAGTTACAATGAATAATGAAGGAACTATAAATTCATTTGTTGCAAAATTAGATAGTGATGGTACATTTTTATGGGCTAAACAAATTGGTGGTGATAATGAAAGTGTTCCACCACAGATTGGATTATTATCAAATAATGATATTATATTAGGAGGTATATTTCAAGCATCATTAATTACTTTTCCAGGAATAATTGATACTATAAGTAGTCCTACATTATTAAGTTATTATATATTAAAAATAGATTTTAATGGAAATTGGATATGGGCTAAAGAAATAATACCACCAGATGGTTTAATGGATAATGTTTTTTATTATGGCTTTTCTGATATTAATATATTAAATGATGATAGTATTATTATTTCTGGTACATTTAAATCATCTTATTTAACATTTGGTACTAATACTATTTATAATAATACTTTTACTTCAAATAATCATCATATATTTATTGCAAAAATGAATACAAATACTCAATGGGACTGGGCTGTTGCGTATCAAGGTAATCAATTAGATTATTTAAATCATAGTATAATTAGTAATGATAATTCTAAATTATATTTAATTGGTTCTACTACTAGTAATAATTTACCATTTGGTAATTTAAATTTAACTACGCAGAATAATTATACAAATTCATTTATAGTTGAATTAGATTTAAATGATTTAGTTGTTGGAAATCTTAATAGAATTGGATTTAAATTATTAAAATCAGTTGAATTAAGAATTGGTGGACAACAAATAGATTGTCATTATAGTAATTGGATGTATATCTGGTCAGAATTATCACACAATACAGATATGAAACAATTATTAGATAAAATGCTAAATTCATCTAATTTAACTATTCCTTTATTCTTTTCATATTGTCGTAATCCTGGATTAGCACTACCTTTAATTGCTCTACAATATCATGAAATTGAATTAAATTTTAAATTAATTGAAAAAATAGATGAATTTCAATCAGCATCTATATTAAATATGAATTTATGGGTAGACTATATATTTTTAGACACAGAAGAAAGAAAAGAATTTGCACAAAAACCTCATGAATATTTAATAGAAATTACACAAAGTCAAGAACAAAGTATACCTTCTAATGCTAAATCATCTACACAATTATATTTTAATCATCCAACTAAATTTATAGCATGGGCTGTTAAAACAAGTGAACAAAAAAATTTTGATTATACTAATAATAATAACTCATGTATTGTTAATGGAAAAATTAAATTAAATGGTCAAGATAGATTTGAAACAAGAGACAATGATTATTTTAATTATATAGTTCCTTATCAACACTTTAATATTTATCCAGTACTTGGTATAAATGTATATTCATTTGCATTAAAACCATTGGAACATCAACCATCTGGAACATGTAATTTTTCTAGAATTGATAATATTAATTTAGAATTAACTACATATGCTGAAGGTACTAAACTATACGTTTATGCATTCTCTTATAATGTTCTAAGAATAGCTAGTGGAATGGGAGGTTTAGCTTTTAGTAACTAAGTTTTGGTTTATATTAATCGAGTTCTTTCATTATTCATAATATTAATATTATTTAATGATTTGGAAATTTGATTAAAATCATTTGGTTTGGATTTATAACATTTAATACACATAATAATTAATATTGTAATTAAAATCGATGCAATAATTATAATAATTTCTTCTTTATCAATATTTGACATTTATTTAATTAACCAAATTTAAACATAGATTGATTAAATCAATTTTTATGGCTATCTTTATTTGGTGCCTCCATATTTTTTATTAATTTTATATTTTCTTCTAATGAATTATTTTTAATTTCTTCCCTAAATGTATCTAAGGTAGGTAATGAATCATACTTTTTAAATCTATGTTTACAATTACAATCTATTTTATCTCTATTAATGAATAATATAAAACATATTGTTAATATAATACAAATAATAATAATTATAATATTTTCTAACATTATAATTAATATTAATAAATCTTTAATAATATAAATATTAACCAATTATAGAAACTCGTCTATATTCTCAGGCATTTCTTTAATATTAATCTTGTATGTATTTTTCATTAAATTCAATAATTTCAGTTCATTATTATCATTCATTTTAATAAAACTAATACTAACACCTTTTTTATTAAATCTACCACAACGACCAATACGATGAATATATGTTTCCTTATCGGGTGGCATATCAAAACAAATAACCAGGTTAATTTGCTGGACATCAATACCACGTGCTAATAAGTCAGTTGTTAGGAGGAGACGTGTTTTTCCATCACGAAATTCCTGGACAATACTATTACGTTCCTGTTGAGTCATCTTACTATGAATTGTAGTAATTGAAAAATTTTGTGCTTTCAATTGTTCTGCTAACCATTCTACTTTTCTAATTGTATTACAAAAAATAATAGCCTGAGTTGTAGAAATTAAATTGTATATATCAACTAAAACATCAAATTTATTTTCCTCAACTTCAACATCAATATAAAATTGAGAGATTAAATCAACAGCTACATCTGAATTTT